TATCGACTAAAAAAGGGGTGTTTCCACCCCCATCTTGAGTAGTTTTATTATCTATCAACCAATTGATGGAGCAGTCAGAGCAACAGAAGTTACTTCAGCAGCAGCAAGGTCAAGAGGGAAGTTATGAGCATTGCGCTCGTGCATGACCTCAAAACCAAGATTAGCACGATTGAGAATGTCTGCCCAAGTGTTGATTACATGACCATTATTATCAAGCAGTGATTGGTTAAAGTTGAAACCATTCAGGTTGAATGCCATGGTGCTAACGCCTAGAGCAGCAAACCAGATGCCCACAACAGGCCATGCAGCAAGGAAGAAGTGCAGTGAACGAGAATTGTTGAAGGATGCATATTGGAAGATCAGACGACCAAAGTATCCATGAGCAGCAACAATGTTGTAGGTTTCTTCTTCTTGACCAAACTTGTAACCATAGTTTTGAGATTCATTTTCAGTAGTTTCACGAACCAGTGAAGAAGTCACCAGTGAACCGTGCATAGCACTGAAGAGTGAACCACCAAACACACCAGCAACTCCAAGCATATGGAAGGGGTGCATCAGGATGTTGTGCTCTGCCTGGAACACAAGCATGTAGTTAAAGGTGCCAGAGATACCCAGAGGCATCGCATCAGAGAAAGAACCTTGACCGAAAGGATACACCAGGAATACAGCAGAAGCAGCAGCAACAGGTGCAGAGTATGCAACACAAATCCAGGGACGCATACCCAGGCGGTAGGAGAGTTCCCACTCACGACCCATGTAGGCATAGATACCAATCAGGAAGTGGAACACAACCAGTTGGAAAGGACCACCATTATAGAGCCACTCATCAAGAGAAGCAGCTTCCCAAATGGGATAAAAGTGCAAGCCAATGGCGTTGCTTGAAGGAACTACAGCACCAGAAATAATGTTGTTTCCATACATGAGAGAACCAGCAACTGGTTCACGAATACCATCAATGTCTACAGGAGGTGCAGCAATAAAAGCAACAATAAAGCAAATTGTTGCAGCAAGCAAGCAAGGAATCATCAGGACTCCAAACCAACCAACATAAAGACGATTGTCTGTTGAAGTTACCCAGTTGCAAAATTGTTCCCAGGTGTTAGTAGATCGTTGTTGAGCAATTGTAGCAGTCATTTGTTTTAAAAGAATAGTAGGACCATCAGGGAAATGGTGGTGATACTATGCTCTCCACACCCTCAGTGGAGATATGAGAGACGTAATTTATACACCCATAGGTCTCGGTTAGCGGGTGTTCAACTGTTAAGAACTTGTTACATTCCTTAACTTGTTGTTGTATTTATCATATCACACCTATCAGAACCAGTCAAGCATCTAAATATAGGAGTAGAATAAGTATTTCTAATGGCAAAATCTGCTAACAAGGGGAAAAAAGGCTCAGGTGGTGCTAATAATAAAAAACAAAATTCTGGAAATGCTACTGCTAAAAAAGCAAAGAATGGTGGTAAGAAAAAATGATTGAGTTTATTGCCTTTATGATTGTTGGGTATACTGAAGTAAGTCCTGGGCAATGCCAATTAGATTATTTTTCGTATAATAATGTCCAGTCAATAATAATTCCATGCCAAGAGAATGGAACACTCCAAAGAGGGAGTGTTGGAATGCTCCAATCCATCAAATACTCAAAGCCATAGATAATCACACTCGTCTCTGGATGGAGACTGGTGATGTGTGGCACGAAGAACAAGCACAAATGTTAAGAAAATATGTAAAAGATTTAAAAGTGTGGATTCATAAACAAGAAGGAAGAGAATAAATAATAGTAGTGTTTATCACATAAAGAAAAATGAAGAAAGTTCTTTTAGTCCTTTCTACATTATTCTTCATTACTCCTGTAAGTGCTGCTGAAATCACATCAAAAATCACTGACTCTGTACAACTTAAGGTTGATGCTGCTGCTTCACAAGCAATTAGAGTTGGGGGACAATACTCTGTTTCAGGAACAAATATTCAATCTTCCACCTTTGGTGGTGTAGGTGGTGCTGGAACTTATGGCATTAATACTTCTGGGCAAGCATTTACATTTTCAGAAACTTTGATTGAAGCTGATACAACTCCTGCATCTGTATCTACTGGAGCAATTGCACCCTATGGAAATATTACCTCTACTGCTGCTGGTTCTGCTGGAAGCCTTGCTGGTTCTTTGTCTGGGACAGGGGTTCCTACAGTAACTGCTGGTGGTGCTGGAACCAGTGCAACTGCACAACGTAGCATTGAACTGAGCGTATTCAAATGAAACATATAACTCCCGTCTTGCTGGTTGCAGCGGGATTTATATCTCCCTGTTATGCAGAGCAAGTAGTTCCTAACTTTACCAGAGGAACAATCACAGCAACCACAGAAACCACAACAAAAATTGTGGAAGCAATTCGTCAGATTGAATATACAACTGGCACATCATACACTGTAACTGGAACAAACATAAACATTCCTGCCACTCCAGCCCCTGGAGCAAATTATACAATTCAAACTCAAGGTGCTCCTTTCCAGTTCAGCGAAACCTATCTTGGACCTGGAGTGGCTAAAGAAACATGGATAGACAGGACAACAGAACAACAATCAACAACAAACTCAATATCTGTCTTTACACAATAGCAGGAATATTAGTATTAGCACTTGCAGGTTCCACAAGAAGTAAAGCACAACAAGCACCATCAAATACAAACATAGCAGGACCTTCTGCATCTGCAACTGGTAATGTAACCAATCAGGCAGTTCAGGTGCTACAAGGTCCTTTTGCTGTGAATACTTATGGGGGTGGGGTTTCTTGTCAAGGTCCAACAATGAGCATTTCTCCATTTGCATTAGGAAATTATAATGGAAGTAATGATCCAGAAACTTATCAATCACATAATGGAAATTTTGGGATGAGTTTAGGATTTAACTTTCCTTTAGATGGTTCACTACAAGAACTTTGTAAAGAAAGAGTTAGAACAGAAATTTCCAGACAAAATGCAGAAGCAGCAAAAGCACGTTTGGATTTTGAACTTGTAAGATTATTAAAGTGTGGAGAAGCAATTAAATCTGGAATAACTTTTCATCCAGATAGCCCCTATTACAAAGTATGTTCTGATGTAGTTGTAAGATACCCACAAGCTTCTAAATAAAAATAAAAAATGTATATTGTAAAAAGAATTGCTTTCATGAATGAAGTTTTGTATTTTGAAGAAGATACAAAATGGACCCCAGATAAATCAAAAGCAAAAAAATTTAACTCTAAATTAGAAGGAATGAACGCTTCTGATAGAGCAGGTCTTTATGATTTAATATTAGAAAAAGTGTGATGTTTAAATTAGTAGAATCTCTAGCCAATAGTCCTGTTTGGTTAGGACTTTGTGGATTTGGTGTTATTGTCCTACCAATCATGGGAATACAATACATTCACAATAAGAAAAATGATACATAACTTTCCTTGGGGAGTTTTTATTATTCTTTGCTGTGGATTAACATTCACTGCTTATATAATTTACTACATATTAAAGTTAGCTAATGAGGAAATGAAGCATGAAACAATTAAGTCTAATTCTGTCAATCACAAGTCTCACAATTAGTGGGGCACTTTGTTATGGTGCTTATATGACTTATCAAAAAGCACAAAAGATTCTGGACAATCCAGAAGAGTTTGTTGGTGCTGTTGTAGAGAAGCAAGTCAACAAAGCATTTGAAAAATTACCTATTCCTAAACTAAATACTGGCAGTATTAAGTTTCCTTTCTAATGTCAAACCAAGACCCATACATATATCGTATTCGCTCAATCCATAAAGTAGTCGATGGGGATACTATTGACGCTGATATTGATTTGGGGTTTGACATTTCTCTCACTAAACGCATTCGCCTTGCTGGGGTTGACACTCCTGAAAGTCGCACAGCAGATGCAAATGAAAAAAAATATGGACTCGAATCAAAAGAATGGTTGAAAAAACGTTGTGAAAACGCAAAAAACATTCTAATCAAGACTGAACTTCCAGACTCTACAGAGAAGTATGGCAGAATCATTGGTCATTTGTTTATCAATGGAGAAACAACTTCACTGAATAACCAGATGATTGTTGTAGGTTATGCCTGGACTTATGATGGTGGAACAAAAGTTAAGAACTTTGCTGAACTGGATGCAAAACGTAAGAAGTAATCACTTTGAGTGAAACTTTTTATATTGCTCTTTCTTCTCTGCTTTCTGTTCTTTTTTAAGTAACTTATTAACTTTCTTTAGAGAAGCAGTTTTCTCAAAAGCAAAATAAACCTGAAGTTCATATGGGGTAAGGTCTCTGTTTAAGAGTTTCTTACCCCTTACAAATATCTGTTGAACTATGGGTTTCATCTTACCTACCATCCATTCCACCAAAGATTTCCCAATAAGAGCCGCAGCAACAGAAGCAGTAGCAGTGGTGCCAGCAAGTATAACCTGTTCTTTTGGAGGAACTGGGACTGCACCAATAAATGGGACTTGTATTTCAGGCACTCCAAGATTTGCATTTATAGATGACTGGTCAGAAATATTCTTATTATCTTGTGTATTCTGAACTGGAATTTTGATCTGTGGTAGTATAGGTTTACTGTCAGGAAGTCCTCTTGATTTCTCTTCCTTTTCTTCTCCTTTATCTTTTTGTTCTGCTTTTACAGCTGCATCAAACTCTTCCTGCGTTGGTACATTAATCACAGGATATTTTATTGAAGGGTCTGGCACATTAAATATAGGAAGTGCCAAACCCCTTGTTACAGGAAGTTCAAACTTCTGGACGGGAAGCTGCTCTACTGTAGTCTGGGGTATCCCCTGGGTCGCAGTTTGGGCAACCTGTTGCTTGGGTATCTGCGATTGCGATATCCGCTGGAGGCTCTGGTTCTGGAGTGGGTTCAACTCCTGTGATTTCAGGTTGTCTACGAGTTTGATCTCCATCCTTATCATCTCCTTTCTTCAGAGTATCAACTCCAAAGGTTGCAGCTGCTGCAGTAAATACAGTAGCAATAAAAGTTGGGTCCATCTTGGCAAGAAGACCTGCATAACTTGCTGTCAGTAATGCAGCACTCCAACTCAAAACAGTAATTCTAACAATAGTGCTCATACAATGTTCCTTTTTCTTTTGTGGTTCTGGCATTGTCCTTAGTGAGTGGGGTTAACCTTTTTTCCAAGATTCACCTTCTGCTTTTCTTCTACGAGCAAGTCCTGCTTCTACGTTTGAACCAGGATTTCTGTAGAGGTATAAAGCATCTGGAACTAAGTCCCATTCTTTATTCTTCAGGCGTTTAGTAATAGTATTAAAGTTATCACCACCGTAAAAACCGGCACCAAGATTATAAGCAAAGCTGAGCAGAGCGCCTCTTTTTCCATCTGACATTTCATTCCAATGTGGGATTTTACGAAGTGCAGGAAGAAACTGGTTCTTACACTGACTGATTAGCAGATCATCTGCTTCTTGCTGAGTGATTGTATCTCCAAGTTTGAATGCCGAACCATCTTTCTTGCGAGTGGAACCCCAACCAATAGTGATTGGAAGTCCACCAGTCAGAGGGTCAGGATACGCCTTTAGATGGCATCCTTCAAACTCTTTTATTAATTTGATACCCATCATTGGAACATCGTCACCACCTGCTACTGGAGCAGAAGGAGCTGCAGCAGCAGGGGCTGGTGCAGCATTACCCTTTTTTCCTCTATAAATCTCCGCCCAATCAACATTGTCCTCAAGGAACTTAACTGGGAGGTTATCTTCTAACCACTGAACTGCTTTCACATGGTTAGGGTTCTTCTCATCATAGAACTTGAAGAAGTTGTGTAAATCGATTCTTGCCATTGTTGTTCTCCTTAGTTATCAATCAAAAATACGTCCCCAACCATCGTTGCCGCCTGGGCACCAACGATGCTTAAGCATTGCTTTAGTATAAATGGTCTTCTTACCATTTGTTACTGGACCAGTGTAGTTGTCATTGCATGATCCATATGGATCATTACAATAGTAACCCTTACCATCTGGTGTCTTACCGATGACTACAACCATGTGCCCACCAGTAGGAGCAGATAAAGGACCACGATGCAAGATACCAATAACAACAGGTTTCCCAGCATCAAGACTCTTATCAATATCATTAAAAGAAAGATTGTAACTAAAGTGTGACTTAACCCCATAACCTGCCAGAACCTTTGTCTGTACAGAATGGTCGGTCGTGTCACCAATCGCAAATACTTTCTTAACATACTCATCATCACCTTTGATGCTTCCTGGTTTAAGGAACGCAAGACACATAGCACATGATGAACTGTTACAAGTCCTATGCGCATCTCTGTAGTTATCTACTTGATTAAAATATGGAACA